TTGGAGGCTAAATAATGTCACTCGTAAAAATCCAAGGTAACGCTAGTGGCACAGGCGAGTTTACTATCGCTGCGCCTAATAGCAACACTAACCGTACTCTGACCCTGCCTGACAATACTGGCACTATTATTACTACGGCATCAACAAATAACTACCCAACTGGCCCATCATTTAGTGCTTATAAAAGTTCAGCGCAAACGCCCACATCTGCCACATATACAAAAGTAACTTTTGAAACTGAAGAGTGGGACACAAATTCAAACTTTGCATCAAGTCGCTTTACGCCAACTGTTGCTGGCTATTACCTAATTAGCTCAAACTTAACCTTCGGATTAAATACGGGCGTATGTTTGGCATCAATTTATAAGAATGGAAGCTTTTATAAACTAGGGTCGCAACTTTCCGTTGCCTCTGCTGGAATTTACGTTGTAAGTGTAAATGCTATTGTTTACCTAAACGGGTCAACAGATTATGTTGAAATTTATATTTATTTAGGGTCTGCAACAGCAATAGACAGCACACAAGGAAGAACATACTTTGATGGCGCAATGGTGAGGACCGCATAATGACACTATACGAAAAAATCAAAACCATCTACCCAGAACTTACGGACATGGACTTCGTGACCGTCATCCGCTTGCAAAACGACAGCGATGGCAATGGTGACTACATCAAGGACTGGAACCACCCAACACTACCTCGCCCTACTGAGGAGCAACTAGCATGAGTACCGTAAAAGCAAATGCAATCATAGACGCTAGTGGTGGCAATACCGCTACGATAAATAGCATGACCCCTACTGCGGATAGTCTGCAAGGCTTCCGTAACCGCATCATCAATGGTGACATGAGGATTGACCAGAGGAACGCTGGTGCTAGTGTTACCCCTACAAACGGGCAATACACGCTTGATAGATGGCAAGCATTTTTAACACAAACAAGTAAATATACAGTTCAACAAGATGCTGGAGCAGTAACACCGCCTGTAGGATTTGTTGATTATTTAGGTGTAACATCTTCTTCTGCATATTCTGTTTTAACTGCTGATACTTTTGGAATACGGCAATACATTGAAGGATTCAATACAGCAGACTTAGGTTGGGGGACTGCTAACGCTAAAACCATCACTATTTCTGCTTGGGTGCGGAGTTCATTAACTGGTACTTTTGGTGGTGTATTACAAAATTCCGCACAAAATAGAAATTATCCTTTTACTTTTACTATTTCTAGTGCTAATACATGGACACAAATTAGTGTAACTGTTGCTGGCGATACTAGCGGAACTTGGTTAACAACTAATAGTACTGGTATATCTGTAATATTTAATCTTGGTACAGGCTCAACTTATAGCGGAACTGCTGGTTCTTGGTCATCAACTCTTTATTTTGCTCCAACAGGAGCAACATCCGTAGTCGGAACCAACGGCGCAACCTTCTACATCACAGGCGTCCAACTCGAAGTAGGCTCTGTTGCTACCCCGTTTGAGCGCAGAGACTATGGGCGTGAATTGGCGATGTGTCAGCGGTATTATGAACAAGCAAATATGGCTGTTTACAGTACCGTAACAAGAAATAGTTATTCGTACCATGTTCCAAAAAGAGCATATCCATCCTCAGTTACTTTAACGACCGGGACAATTGTTAATTACTATGAAGATTTTGCTTCTTTTTCAAATGGTGCGGATGCGTCTACCATCATGAAAATAAATGCGGAGTTATAAATGTATAAACTTTATTTTGGCGGTATGCAACAACCGTTTGTAATTTTAATAGCGGCAAATACTTTTATTTCCCTAGAGCCTTCCAATTTAGACAACACAGACTACGCACAGTTTAAGAAGGCAGTTGCGGAAGGCGCAGAACTACAAGACGCAGATGGTAATGTGATGTCTGCTGAGGCGACACAGGCTTTTGTCGCTACTCTGCCTTGAGGTGACTAATGTCACCAATAGACCAAGTTAAAGGCCAACTTGACACCCACGAAGCCGTCTGTGCTGAACGCTATCTTGGGATAAACGCTAGACTAAAGCGCCTGGAGCAAATCCTGATTGGCTCTGCCGCTTTCATAATCGCCCTACTGCTAAGCCTAGTCGTTAAATGACCACCATCGCTGCCAGAGCGTCTACGGGAGAAATTGCCGCAGATTCAATGGTCAGCGGTGACGACTCCTTCTACCTCGTAGAGAAGCTCCGTAAGGGACAAGAGAGCATCTACGGGGGTTGCGGAGATTGGGATAAACTATTAAAGTTCTACAATTCGTTGGAGTCTGGGGCAGACCTAGACTCGGATACGGATGTGACCGTTCTAGAACTCAGAAGTGATGGCATTTGGATTTACGAAAGTACCATCATTCCTGCGAAGATAAAGAACGACTTTTGGGCAATTGGAACTGGGGCAAACTTTGCTATCGCTGCCATGCACTTAGGTTTAACTCCGGCAGAAGCAGTAAAGCTGGCGTGTCTGTACGACACATCCTCCCACGAGCCGGTTGACGTAATGTCTCTAAGCGGGAGGAAACGTGGTAGCACTAAAAAAGGCATCGGACGAGGAACTAATAGCGGCGTTTAAGACCTACGGCAGTCCACAAAAGGTAGCGCAGGTTCTAGGCATAGACGTAGGTACGGTTTACCGAAGGCGGGCGGCACTAAAAGACGTATCCCTACCTTCCTTTGCCGCAAGACAACACAGCATCGCCAACACATATATCCCCGATAACCGTAGGGTTATCTCCCATACAGTAGACAACGGTCATGTCTTTATAGCCTCCGACTGTCACTACTGGCCTGGCGAGGAAACCGTAGCGCATAAGGCGTTTGTTTCCCTGCTGACCGAATTTAAGCCCAAGACAATCATCCTAAACGGGGATGTGTTTGACGGGGCTAGAATCAGCCGCCACGCCGCCCTTATGGGGACTAACCCCCCTACCCCCAAGCAAGAGATAGAAGCCTGTCAAGACCGTCTACACGAGATTGCAAACGCCTCTAAGAACGCTACTAAGTTATGGACGTACGGTAATCACGATTGTCGTTTGTTCTCATATATCGCCACGCACGCAGACGCGCTGATGGAGTTTTCTGACCTGTTTTCGTACTTCCCAGGTTGGCACACAGGATGGCGGGTGGACATAAACAATTCTGTTGTAATTAAGCATCGGTGGCACAACGGGCAACACGCGACATATAACAACACCCTGAAGTCTGGCAGAAGTATCGTCACAGGACACCTGCATAAACTGATGGTGACCCCGTGGACGGACTATAACGGGCGTAGATACGGTGTAGACACGGGAACCCTTGCGGAGCCTGGTGGCGACCAATTTGTGTATGCAGAAGAAAACCCTGTGAACTGGTGTTCAGGATTCGCGGTGCTGACATTTAAGAATGGTATGTTATTACCACCAGAGTTATGCGAAGTAATAAACGGCGTGGCTTACTTTCGAGGAGAGAAAGTGGGATAAATGAGTGATTTAGTAGCCTCGGCAAAGAGTGCCGCGCAGGGAATAAAGAGCGCGATAGCCGCAGGGAAAGAGATTGAAGCAGTAGTTACTGACATACAAAAACTTGGGGTCGCAGAACTCCAAGCCAAGCAACAGTTCCAAAAGAAACAACGGGTAGTTAAGGGCGATAGCACCATCCTCACGGCTTTTGCGGAGTGGCGCAGATTGAAAGAAATCAAGGAAGCCGAGGACGACTTATTCCAGCAGCTTGTCGAGCGTTATGGCAAGGAAAAGGCTGAACATGAGTGGAAGGACATCCAAGCCATCAAAGAGCGCCAGATGAAGGAAGTCAAGGACGGGCGTGATGAGATGGGGCGTGACCTAAAGAAACTCCGAGAACTCAAAGTTATGTGCTTCATGGCCTCGCTAATCATAGTCACCACTTACTACATCTTCAAAGGACACCTGTAATGCTATCCCTAATATCATCCGCTGTCGGATTCCTAGCCTCTGGCTTACCGCAAATCTTAAACTTCTTCCAAGACAAGGCTGACAAGGCGCAAGAGTTAAAGTTAGCGCAGATGCAGACGGAGCGCGAGTTAGCCCTTGCAGAACGTGGTTTCCTAGCCCAACAGAGGGTCGAGGAGATTAGGACTGACCAGATTGCGCTTCAGACCGACGCAGACCGCCAGAACGCGGCTTTAGACCACGACAAGGCTATCATGGCTCGGGCTTCCAACTGGGTCGTGAACCTGAACGGCATAGTGCGCCCTGCGGTTACCTTTATCTTCGTCCTAGAGTTGGTGCTAATCAACATTGCTCTGGTCTATTGGTTCTTTGTCTCTGGCGCTATCAACAATGTAGAAGACATGATTAAAGCCTCTGATGTGGTCTTTTCGGCTGATGAGATGGCCCTGTTAAGCGGAATAGTTTCATTCTGGTTCGGAAGTAGGCAATGGGGTAAGAAGTGAAGGTAAGCAAGGAAGCAATTGAGGGCATCAAGAAAGACGAAGGGGTAAGGACAAAACCTTACCGTTGCCCAGCCTTGCTTTGGACGGTGGGTGTAGGCCACGTCATAGACCCAAACCACATAAGGGTGAAGCTCGATGAACGCAAAAATATACCCCTTCCCCCAGAGTGGGACAGAGTTCTTAGCATGGCAGAAATCGATGCTATCTTGGCTAACGACTTGGCTACGTTTGAACGAGGAGTTCTGCGCCTCTGTCCAAGTGGACTTACTCAAGGCCGCTTTGACGCTCTGGTTTCCTTCTCCTTCAACGTCGGGCTTGGCAACCTCCAAAGGTCAACCATCCGCATGAAGCATAACCGTGGCGACTTTGAGGGTGCTGCGGAAGGGTTTATGGCGTGGACTAAGGCCGGTGGTAAGGAACTGCCTGGTCTAGTTAAACGCCGGAAGCACGAACGCGCTCTCTATGAATCTGAGTAATCCTCTCCCGTAACTCCTCTGCTACGGTCAAATTGTGCTTGGCCTCAAACTGGTCTAGCCACTTCCTCCTCGCCTCCTTTGTCGGAAGCGTCAAAACATACCTTGCCAGCCCCTCAATCTTCGCCTCATGTTCTGACATCACGATTTGATAGAACTCCTCTGGGGTAGCGGTAAAGGTTCCTCTATTAACCAGCCCTAGCAAATGTTTTATGCAACGCTTTTCTTGCGGTGGTGACGGCTCTGGCTGCGTCAGATTTTCGAACAAATCTCCCAAGATAGTACCTCTTATAGTTGGCCATTATGTGCGCCTCGTAAAACTTTTCCTTCCTCTTGTAGACCCCCTTTATATTGGACTTGGTTTTCTCTCTGCGCTTGGAGTTCCACCTGTTCTCCATCTGCGTGGCTACCCTGAGATTGCTTAACCTATTGTCGGCAAACTTGCAGTTTATGTGGTCAACCTGCTCCGGCCAGTAGCCGTGGTGGTACGCCCAGACAATCCTGTGGGCAAAGTAAGGCTTCTTGAATATAGCAATTTTGCGATAACCGCGAGGGGTTATGTGACCGGCAACCCTATTCGCGTACCGTCGGTTCCACATGACGTAGGCAGAATACTTGGCGAAAGCCTCAATGGGTCGAGGCTTCCACACAAGTCGTCCGCGCCTGTAATCAAACAGGGCTTTCAGTTGTTGCTGGCTTAGAATGGGATGTCGTCCTCAAGCGATTCCTGACGCTTCGGTTCTGCCTTGGGTTTCGGCAGTTCCACCTTGAGGCTCATAAACTTCTGCCCAGACTTGCCCGTCTTAATCCACGCGGCTAGTTGGTACTCCGTTCCGTCCACGTTTAACTTGCCTTTGTAGGCAGGGGCTTTCTCGTTGTCCGACTCGTTCTTAAACAACACACCACTATTCGTATTATCGTATTCCATTTACTTCTCCTATTTGGCTGCTAAATAAAGACCCACGTTGCCAAGGCTATAACCTAAGAAAGCCACGCCAAGACCCACCTTACCCTCTAGTAGCAACTGCACCGCTACCACAAGGTATACAACACCGATACCGGCTATTAACCACGCCGCCACTCAAGCCACCCCGCGAAGATAATAACGCCAAGCATACATAGCACGAAAAACGCCGCGTCTTGCGCGTAGAAGTGTGCAGCTATAAGTCCGTCTCTCATTCGTCTTCCTCCGTATTATTCAAAAGTTGGTACTTGATTACCTCTAATACACCTACCACAGAGGCTAGAGGAAGTGCCTCGTCAAACTTTCCCAGAACCCCAATAATCTCTTGGTACAGGGCTTCTATCATCACCTGCTGGCTCAACCCCTCATCTCCTGCGCCAAGCTCTTAAATCCCCAATCCTCTGCCATCCTCGCGCACCGCAACATCTCCTCCTCGCGCACGATTTCCGCAAACCTCTGCAACTGGGTTCTTGAGTCTTCGTGGAAGTTGAACAACAACTCCCCCTCCTTTAAGAACAATCCCGCCTCTACCGCCAGGTCGTCAATCGTCACACTCGGCCTCCACTTCTGATAAGAACACCTGAATCTTGTCTAGCATCTCGTCTATCTCCTTTTGTTCCGGCTCGAAACGCACGATGAACAGCATCTTGCTTACCGGCAGTCTGGAGTCAAAACTCACAAAGTCGCACCACTTCCTACCTGTGCAAGCAAGTTGGAGCATCATCTGGTTCTTGTACTTGGTCGGAACCTTGCCAGCCTTCCTGTATTGCAGGTGCGTGGCCGTGTTCGGGTTCTTTATCTCTACCAGACCCTCATCCCCCACAAGGCCGTCAGGAGAGGCTCCTAGCCATTTTATAGTCGGGTGTGGGACAAAGCCTGTCTGGTCTACGAAAACGCCCGTGTGAGCCTCGTATGCGGCTCTGGCGATGGGTTCCTGTTCCGTACCCCTAATCATGGCCGCGTTGGGCGCAAAACTAGCCTGTTGGGTCTTGGTAAGTCTTTCTGCTACAAGCTGCCAGAGGTAGTTCTTGCGGGTCTCGGTATCCTTGCCCGCTAGGGCATCGCTAACTTTGCTCGCGGTGCAGAACCCCAGCCTCGCCTGTAACCACTCCTCTGTTCCCTGAACAATTTCTTTGTAATCGGTCATACAGCCTCCTCTTGGCTATCATCAACTCTGCTTCTAATCTATCCGTACTCATCCGTAATCTCTGGGCTACATTGTGGCTCAGGTTGTACGGGTACTGTATATACCTTGCCTTCAAAACCCTGCGACTTATATCGGGTAAAACCCTAACCGCGTTTTCTACTTCCTGCCCGTCCAGCATGTCGGGTTCTATCCTTGGCTCCTCGCCCTCGAAGACATCCTCGGACTCGTAGTTACCTTCTGCGCTAGCGCATTGGGTACGGTGTTCAGGGCCAACATGACCCCAAGCACAGAAAAAGGCCCAGTTTTTAAGACGGTCTTCGCTAATCATGTCCTTTGAACCATAGTTCGTATAACTCCGGCCTATTTGCTTTAATCCAAGGTTGGGCAGATTGTATAAGTTCCTGTGCGTTCCGTCCACAGGTCTGAGAACCGACGTGGTGGACGTAAGCCCTGCTGATGGCGTGCTGGAAGCCCTTCTTCTGGATGTCCAAGCATTGCACGTCGTCCGAGTACCAGTTCAGGGGCGGGAAGTCCACCCAAGCCTCCTTGGATATGTAACTACAAATCGGGGCTATAACATCGGTGATGTTAATAAGGTTCTCGGTCTCGTACCTAAACCACTCCATTTTTCCCTGACCTAGCCGGATATTCTGCAATCCTCGGGCATAATCAGACCTAGCGGATACCCATCCGAGGGGGATGCTTTTGTCTCGCAGAAACGCAACGTCCTCACCAAGCAACTTCCAGGTGGTAGGGTTGAACACAATATCGTCGTTACAGACAACAACCTCGTCCACTTCCTCGAACGCCCGCTTGACCACGGCGTTATAAGCGTCTCCGAAGTTAGTCGCGTCGTTTGGAAGGTTCACCGTCCTGTGGCGCGGGAAGATAATGTCGCTACCCGCTAGGAATACCGTCACATCCTGCGGGACGTAGAAGGTCACGGAGGCGGCTAGGACAGGAAGACACTTCCCCTCAGTTGTTGCTATCGCTATTGCTTTCATTCAGTTCCTTGTTTACGTCGTCGAGCAGGTCTTGTTCTGTAAATCCGTAGTGCTTTGGGAAGCCTTTGGTTCCGAGTCCGTGAACTCCTTCATCTCCACGATGATGGCTAGGGCAGAGGGGGATGACGAAATAGTTACTCGGTCTACCCCACCCTTGTCCACTCCGAATATGGTGTAACTCAGCAGGCGTGCCCTCATAGCCCAATCTGCGGCAGACAGCGCATCCCAGTTCTGCAACCGCAGACATATGCTTCTTTTCATCAGACGTTTTGTAAGTGCTTCCACGTTTGGCCATAACGGATATTCCCTAGCGTTTTTATTTTTAACTGATATTGATTCGCTATTTTTTTAAGTGGCTCTGTTCCAAACTTAACTAATTTAGCAACCTCTAACGATACCTTTGCATTTCCGTTTTGATGTCCACGTTGTGCCGTACCATGTATAAGTTTGTCAGCGTGGTTATTTTTCTTGGTGTCCCAGCGCAAGTTTTCTAATCTATTGTCAGAACGAACTCCATTGTTATGGCAAGCCTCTAAGCCAACTCCTGGAGAGCCAACAAATGCCATTAAAACAATCCTATGCACAAGTTCAGTTTTGCGTTCTGTGGCTGTGCTTAAATTGACAATCATGTATTTATTTGTTTTGTGAAAAATTGGCTTTAATACTTTGCCGCCTTTTTCTGCAATACCAAACGAGGTGTTTACTTTTCTTTTCTTTGAACGAACGCTTCCAAGATTAGAAACCTCGTAAAAACTTTCCCAACCAACAACATCTTTCCATTGTTCGTCCATATTAGGTTCCTTTCCTAGTTTTCAGACGGGCTATCAGAGTACCCAATTCTTCGGCAGACCATGCATCCGAGGGCTGCAACTTTAGAGAGATGGTTCTTCTCATCTTTGGTCACTCAGGATTTCCCATGCGCGTCTAGCCACTTCTGAAACTTGTCCGTTTCCAATGGCTTTAAGTCTGTCCACCCTAGCGGCCACCCCATCAGCCACTCGACCCACGTCGGGTTCAGCTGCCCAGAAACTGGACTTACGCACATTGAAAGGTTGACTTGCTTTCCTATCTCCATTCTGCGTTGTATCGCTGGGTTGCTCAGATTTCCCCTGTCCCTGTTGTCCGATGCGTTTGGGGTCGGCCACATTCTTTTTACAACCGCTTCCAACAAAGTTCCCTGTTCTCTTTCTCTGTTTTTCAATAAGTTTATTGTTGCTTGAACTGTTTGACTCACCATACTTGGACTTGCTATTGGTGTTGGCCAGTTCTGCATATTGCTCACTTGGTCTCGTAAATTGGCTGGCTTGCTTCGGCCAGGCCGCGCTTGTGTCGCTTCCTTGTGCAATGCTTGTTGAGACTTTGGTGGCAATTTGTCCATTGTTGTTGGTGTTGCCCACTTTTCCGACAATCCAAATTCTGTCTCGTCTGTGAGGGGCTCCAACTGAGTTTGCTCCCAACACTCCCCACTTCGCATCAAACCCCATCTCGGCCAAGTCTGCAAGAACTCGTCCAAGTCCCCTAGAAGTGAGCATTGGTGAGTTTTCCACAAACACGAATCTGGGTCGTACTTCGTGAATGATGCGTGCCATTTCTCGCCACATTCCGCTTCGCTCTCCGTCAATTCCTTCTCCCTTTCCGGCTGCTGATATGTCTTGGCATGGAAACCCGCCAGATACAACGTCAACAATTCCTCGCCACGGTTTTCCGTCAAAGGTTTGTACGTCATCCCAAACCGGGAAAGGCGGGAGAAAGCCGTCATTTTGTCTGGCGCACAGTACGCTTGCTGGGTATGGCTCCCATTCAACTGCACAGACGGTTCTCCATCCGAGGAGATGTCCCCCAAGTATTCCTCCACCAGCACCTGCGAAAAGAGCCAACTCATTCATTGTTCCCCCTTAATTCGCAACCACACCAAGACTTCTTCCCAGCTCAACGGGGTTTCCCCAAAGTCAGGTTCCCGTAGTCCAAACAACGAATAATCAATCCTCATTTAAGCCCCCTCGTATTTTCGCTAAATCTTACATCATGCTCCAAAGCCCACTTCACCACCTTCTCCACATACTCCGAGAACAAGGCTTGGTTTAACTCGCTCGTACTAGGCTCTAGCATCTTTATGCTTCCGTCTGGCAGCTCAATCATCCGTTCAGGCAGAAACAAAGCCCGCAGATACTCGTGCCAGATACTTGGCTCGTAAGCCTTACCAACAACCATCTGCTCGGATATATCTCCTAACACCGCCCAGTAGTACCTGTTGCTATCTAAACTGCGTTTAGCAGGACGGACTTCTAGCACATAGCCATCAGGTGCGTTATCCACCATCTGCTTGGCTACGTCTCTGTTGTGTGGGGAGAGAATCACTTAGTCCCCACAATAACAAGCAATAGATTCTTCTTCCGACCCAAACATATCGCCCTGTGTTTTAGCAAACTGCATCATTTGAGCGTAACTAGGTCTGTCTTTTCTAAATCTAGCACCGTCCCCTTTGAACTCGCCTTTGGACTGTATTTGGTTTTCCATTTTCGCCCACCAAATTGCACGCTCTGGCTTTTCCTGAATCAAGCTAAGTGTTTGTGGGTATCCCTTCAAAAAACATAAATCACAATTTCCGTGATAAGTTTTCCCGTTTATATTTGGTAGTTGCAAATCAAACGATTGCTCAGACCAGAACTTTCCAACGTCTTTTGATGTAACTCCGTCTACAAAAAGCGGAACTCTTGATTTGTCTACTTTTGCAGCTCTCCTTGGCTCATCTGCCCTGATACCTATCCAATCAAAATTCTCGTCATGTTTCCAGCCAAGGTCTTTAAGATATCTATGCAAAGTTCTAATTTTCAATTCGGCTGTGCAAAATCTTGTTACAGGATTCGGTAAATAATTTTTTTTAATAATTAACGCTTCAAACGGTTCTCCGTTTCTGCTAGCGTTTTCAAACGAAACGACAGCATATTTTGGGTCTTCTATTCTGTACTCTAGCCAAGTAATTGGTACGCCCCAATTGTCCTGGCAATCCTTTACAAATTTCAAAGTTGCTTCGTCTTCTTTACCTGTGTTTGCAAAACAAACGATGGCTTCTTCTGGGAGTCCATTGTTTGATTGAAGTACGCGCCACAACATATAACCGCTTGTTCTTCCACCGGAAAAACTAATAACGGTTGGTTCGCTAATTTTGAAAGGGTCGTTCACGCAGATTTGAGCGCGGCTCTCATTACCGCAACCTTAAAGTGTGGGAACGACTCGAACTGGCTAGGGTCTAATCCTAGTTCCTTGCCCTTGAGTTCTATGCCGGTAGCGGTTTCGTGCCAAGGCTTCTCGTTAACCACGTTTGGCAGGGAAACTTCTAGTTCGTCTTCCCAACGCTCCCCGCGAAGCCAGGTAGCTGGATATGGGATAAACGCCCCGCCAGACTTCATCCAGCTCTCGGTCTTGCAGTTAGCGGTTATGGCAGTTAACAAATTTGTTAATTCAGGCCGTATATCTTTTGTCTGCGCCCACGCCTTCCTAGCGTCTGCCTTGGCTACTTTCTTCGGGTAAGCAGCCCAAAACTTATCAAAGTCATCCATGTTTACCACCTCCTCGTGGCGTATTGTAATCGGTTATGTAACATTCTATCCTAGGTACTTACCCCTATAAATATCTACTGCCTCGCGCAGGGTGATTTCTGGGATTTCTGTTAGCCAACTGCAATTCTCGCGGACTTGTGTAACCGTGGTCAACCCCATGTCTATATCCCCAGACGACTCATGCGAAGTCAGGAGAATCAGGCAATGTTTGTTAGGGGGGTCGTTTATAGCATCGCAGACCCGTTCTAGGGCTAGAAGCTGTCCGCGAGGGATGGGCGAGTTTTTGTACTTGGTCTCGACAATGATAAACAGGCGGTTAGAGAACTCTAGCAGGGCATCTACATCTGTCGGGGATATTGCACCCCATCTCAACCCTGAGAAGTCCTTTAGCTGACTACCGTACTCTCTATTCCTATACATAATCCTCCCTTACTATGTATATATATCTGCACTTTTGGTGGACGGACTTAGCCTTAGCCTATCCGTCCTTTACCTGCACTTTCGGAGCCACAGGACTCGTTAGCCTTTTCGCGTTCTGGTGCTAACTTCGCCGCCAGGTTAGGGTATTCCAACGCTGCCCACAGTACCCCTATCGCCATCTAGCCCTGCCGTCTTTCGCCGACGACTAGGTAGCGGTCGGAAATAAAAAACCCCTTAGTGAAGACTTGGGCTTGACAGGCCAGCATCGGGCGCGAACCAAACGATGACTACAAGCCCTCACTAAGAGGTTCTGTATCCGCGCCAAATGCCAGAGCGTCACTTCCGACACCGCTAAGATACCACAGATTTAGTTAAGTTCAACCAATTTTATTGTCCAACCCGCCTTTAGTTTTCCCCACCCGTGGACATGGACTTTCCACCCAGACCGAACCAGCTCTGGGTAATACTCGTTTTCCTCAATTTTCTT